TTGGTTTTCCTGCGAACTGCATTGACCTCATCGATGGGAGAACTTGTTTCTTGTAAACATACATGTAGTTCTCACGGATTTCTTTTTCTAATTGGGGATACTTTTTGATGTGCATCTCCATGTTTCTTGTTACTAACTCTTGCCAAGTCTCTCTTCTCTTTAACTCAGGGATGTACTTTGCATACTTCATGTACACCGTGATGTCTGATAAAATTCTGTTTGAAATGTCCATTTTTGTAATTTTTTTGTAAAATGATTTTATTTAAAAAATCGGTGATTTTCTTATTAAATATATGGTCGGCGATGAACCGACCACAAATTTAATTAAAAAAAAATAAGTTTTTTTTGAAAAAAGTAGATATTTAATTAGGGACTTTTTTGTTGTTCACGTTGTTTTCTTTTCTCCAACAGTTCTTTGACCCTATCTCTTTTTCTTTCTTCTTGTTGTTCTTCAAATCCTAGGAATGTGATTGATGATTCAGTGTCGATTTCAAGTAATTCATTATTGAATTTACAGTTCTCGAAAACAACCCCGTCTTTACCAAGACGAGATTTAGTGATGGCTATTGTTGCAAGGTTCATCTCTTTTTGTTGTAATGTCTTTGCCACAGTAATAATAACGTGGCCTACTTGTGCTTTCTTGATTGAACCACCCATTTGGTCTGTTGTAACAACTTCAGATGAAATTGAACTTCTATTTCCTTGGGTTGCAGTCCATCCCACAAGATTTAATTCGTGACACATGGCTTCGAATGCCCTCATAATTGAACCTTCGGCCTTCCATTCGTCTTTAGCACTTTGTTCAGGTAGAACACAATCTATGTAATCTAATAGAATCAAATCAATTTTATTTCCCTCAGCAATCATTTTTCTCACCTGATTTTTGATATGATTCATAGTTACAGTGTCTGAAGCCAATTTCTTGAGAATCAATTTGTTCTTCATTGTATCTTGAATCTCTGAGATTTTATCCATTACTTTTTCTCTGTGTTCGGCTAATTTGTCAGGTTCAACGCCTGTCCAAATGGTGAAGTGTTTTCTCTGAATAATTTTTGGATTGTCTTCAAAAAAGATTTGTAAAACGTTATAACCGTGATTAAATGCGGTATTGGCTATTTTAGTGAGGATTGTGGTCTTACCAACACCAGTGGGTGCAAGTATGACCCCAATCTCACCTTTGGCTAATCCACCCTTTAACAATCTATCAATACCTGTTATTCCCATAGGAATTGGATGTCTGTAATCATCTTCCAAAACAGTATCCAAACCTGAGAAAATATCTGTAACATTCTTTTCAACTTCTCCAACTTGAAGAGCTTCTCTTACTAAACCCTCAACTTTGTCATAAGACTCAAAGTCACCTTCAGTGATGATTTTCTGAGCTCTGTCCATAGCCTTTTTCAACTCTTGTTGTTTACAGAATTTCAAAGCTTTCTCTTGAACAAACTGAGCCCCTTCAACTGGTGCATCTTTGATTTGTTTTAAAGTATCCAAAACAATTTTGACAACCAATTCTTGGGTGACTTCAGCCCTTACAATCTGTTCAATTGTTTCAAAGTTAGGAGAAGCTTCATACTTTGAATGATATTCTTTAATCATCTGAATGATGATTTTAAAATACTTGTTGTCAAAATACGATGGCTCAAGAACGTCGACAATTGAGGATGCAAAGTCTTTATCCTCTATTAGTTGGTTGATAAGTTGTATTTGAAACGTGTTACCTAAGTAGTCAAAGTTTTTGTTCATAGCCAAAGAAAATATCCCCTCTTATTTTAAATATCAATCTCTCAAATCAATTCCGCAATATTCGTAAGATAATTCGGAATTTGAAAAAATGTCAGTCAGTTCTTTAAGAACATCCTTCAAATATGGTCTTACGTCAACGGTGTAACGAACTTTGGGTGGAAACTTTTTTCCATCGAAAATTCTCTGACAAATTGTCTGGTCTCCTACTTTCACAGAAAGATAGAAGTTTTCAGGACCCTCGGTAAAAGACGTATCCATAATCTTGGGGTCATGAATGATTGCCTCCATGTTATCCATCATATAGATAACTGTTTTCATTTTGAGGTAATACTGTAGCTCCTCGGATAAGGATTTGATGAAATGATAAAACTCGGTAGAGTTTTTTGCTTCAGGGTTGAAACCTTTGACGTTGAAGAATCTTTGGACGACGATGTTGTCGTTCAGGGTCAACAAAAATTCCATCTTGATGCTGTCGTGTTCTTTCATGTTTTTCATTTTTTTGTGTTTCGTTTTTCTTTTCTTGTTAGTTTCATAAATGGTTTTAGGAAGTTTACCCACGCTTCGTCGTTTTTAGGTAGGTATTTAAATAGGCCGTCTTCCATCATCAGCCTCATAAGGTTTTTATAACCTCGGTCAGTAGGGTCCATGGTATCGGTATGAATCTGTTCAACAAGTTGTTTACCTTCTTGGTTTATGAGGGGATTATGAAGGTCAACAATCATTTGATTCACAACGTAAAACTCTTCTCCAAGTATACCACTTTTGGTCCGTCCTGTCAAAATATTTTCTAAAGATTTTGGTAATTTCTTTTGTTGGATATTTCGTGCATAATCCAATATTTCTTGGATAGTGCATGGTTTTTCAAGCATAAACGGAAAAAGTTTAACCAAAGTTTTTTCTCCCAAACCTTCAATACCGTCAATATTGTCTGATTTGTCTCCTGTGAATATTTTTGTAACAGTGATGTTATAATGTGGGATGTCAACCTTGTTGATTGTTATCTTATCTCCATTCTTAAAATACCTCTTTGCCACAGGTGAATAGATAGTCACTCTTTGACTTATAAGTTGGGTGAGGTCTTTGTCTGCTGAGAAGATTATAATGTCTTCATCGGTCGCAATTTGACAATAGTAAGCTATTAGGTCATCGGCTTCATTATCTTTCATTTCAACCTGTCGGACGAAAACCTCCTCCAAATACATCTTTACTCTAGCTTTTTGTTGTAGGTAAGATTCGTATTTGTACTCATTCATATCTTGGCGACGGTTTCCTTTATATTGAGGATACAAACCTTTCCTTACGGATGAGTTCGAATCTCCGTCCCAAAATACTATAACTTTGTCATGATTGTGTTCTTCAAGAAATTTCCGGATAGTGTTGATGAAATGGTATACCCCTCCTATGTGAGAACCATCGTTATAAAGTTCTTTGACTCCGTGAAAACCAATCTTGAAAAGGTTGTCACCATCTACTAATAAAGTCTTAGGCACATATTTGATTTAGAGGTGATTGTTTTCCTTTCTATAGTCCACATATTCTTTAACTTCTCTGATTTCTGACGAAGTTATAGAATTGATTTGATTTTTCAAATCGAATCTTTTGTCGTTAGTGAAATAAACTTTTCTCGCCAAATTGATAAATTCATCTTCGAACTTACCTTCTTTTTCTAATATTCTCAAGATATCTTCAATTTCCCATAAATTTGAATTAGTACTGACTAGATTATGATATAAGTTTTTAATTATCAAATTGTTCAAATACTCCGAAGATAAATTATAAAGAAGTTCAAATTCTTTATTGATGTAATCTAATTTTTCAGGATTTGAGATTTTATTCTTTTTAACTTGAAGAATTGATAACTTATCAATTAGTTCACCGACGCTTACAGGAATGTTTACCATATTACTCTTCTTTCTCTTCGGTCAAAGTGAAATCTCCTTCAGCACCAATAATATCCTTCCAATAGTCGGCATATTCTTTTTTGTATGCTTCGATAGATGCTTTTTCTTCTGTTGAATCTTTACCCGCCAAAAACCCATGAGGTGTTACAATAATTTTCCCATCATCGAATCCGAGTCCGTTGATGTGGTTTTTCATTACAGATATCTTACTCCTAACGGCAAATTTAACGGAACGTTTGTCTTTTGTCGCAGTAATTTTTGTAGTTCCAGCACCTTTCTGATTTCCGAACAAAAATACCAAAGACGAGTTCAACCAAACAGATTCACCACCTTTAGCTTTAATCTTCGGTTGTCCGAAAGGATTGTCCGGTAATTCAACCCAAGGTTGATTTATGATAATCAATGTATTTTCATATTCGGTATCCGCTTTTCTTGAACCAGAAATTCTTTGGTTGATACCCATTCCGATTTTATCGGATAAAACGGATGCGTTGTGTTGTTTACCACCTTTACCCTCATAAGTCATCTTACAAGGTACTGAACCTACAGAATCCCAAATGAAACATAGGCTATAGTTCAATTCCCCTTTTTCTTGAGCATCCAATAGTTGATTGATGTAATCGGTGATTTGTTCTATGTAGCTAAAGTTGTTATTGAATAGAAAGAATCCGTCCCAATCCAACTCACCTGTTTCGGTATCAACAACCTCGTCACATTGGAACCCCATGAGTTTAGCATGGTCAAAACTCCACTTCTGTTCTGTAATGATGAACACAGGTAAGATTTCTTTCTTTTGAGCATCTACAGCAGCTTTGATTGCTGCAG